TCTCCAAATGATTGCTGTTACGGGTTTCCAAAATTGGGTGCTGATAGGACTAGGCCGCGCTCGGTGACGCTGCCCCATTCCACGTCGAGGCCCTCATGCACAAGGGTCATGCGCTCGACCATGAGTGCGTTGTCGCCTGCATTCAGGTCTGAGTAGACGACGCTGGAGGGCCAGGCGTTGTACAGACGAAACCGCATGACGACCTTGTCGTCGTACGCGGCCTCAGCGCTACTGGATTCCGCCCGGAACCCGCCGCCGCCGTAGGGTACGGGTGTTTGTAGTACGGAGATGTGTACGTCGGACCGGAAGAGAACTTTGTTTCCCGAACCGCGACCCTGGACAACTCTGAGTAGCATCCGCATCCAGTCCCAGTTCTGACGACTTCCGATCAGCACTCCCCGGTCCAGTTGGATCGCAGAGAAGTCGACCTGGGTCGGCACCTGGTGCAGTGTCGTGTTGTAACCGCCCTCGCGGATAGAGACGACATTTACGTTAAACGACAGACCGCTGACGCTGGTGAAACCCATCATCCCGACAGGCTTCAACCAGGGCGTCGTCGTGCGGTCCGGCTGCTGAGGGTAAAAGTGCACCAGGAACCGGTAGTTGCCGATGGGGTCAGTGGTCGTGGAGCGGAACGCTCCAGAACCACCTGCACGACCACTGACCGCCATCGATCTAGTTCCTTACCTAGTTTCCTACGGGCGTGAACCCGCCGTCCTCGGAGACTCTTGCCCAGGCGACATCGAATCCCTCATGCACGACCGTCAACTGCTCCACGATGAGAGCGTTGTCACCGGCGTTCAGATCCGAGTACGCCACAGAAGTGGGCCACGCGTTGAAGATCGTGAAACGCATAGCGACCTTCTCGTCGGTTACAGACGCGTCGTTGGCATTGACGGCGGAACCGGCTTGGTAGCCCTGAGTCTTGGACGCGTACCGAACGGGGTGCGCCAGGACATCGATCTGCACGTTGAACCGGAACGACGTCTTGGCACTGAGTGCTCCCTGGGCGCTGTTGTCGTTTACCCGGAAGAGCATTTCCATCCACTGCCAGTTCTGCTTGCTTCCCAGAACGACACCGCGCTGGAAGGTGATCGGAGAAAACGTGGTCTGGCCCGGGATCTGCCGAACCGTGGTGTTGTGATGACCCTCGCGGTACGGAATCGACTCGGTGGAGATGTTAAGTCCGGACACGGATGTGAACCCGATCTTGGGGTCGGGCTGCATTTGCCCGGTCTTTTCGGTCCCTAGCGGGAAGAACGTGGCGAGGAACCGAAAGTTGCGGATCGGATCAGTGGCGAGACGACCGCGCTCGTACGTTGATGCTGCCATGGTTACCTATTCCTTTCAGGCGATCGTTCGCTGGGTCAACTTGATCTTGATGAACTCAGCCGGGTACTGCAGAGCGACCCCGACCTCGACGTTGACGACACCGCTGGCGATATCGGTGGCGTTGTTGTTCTCGGCGTCGACCTTGATGAAGTAGGCCTCCGACGGAGAGTTGCCGCGCAGTCCGCCATCGGTGAAGAACCCACGGAGGAAGTTGTCCAGGACCGTCGAGATCTCGCGCCAAAGGTCCGGGGTGTTGTTGCGGAAGATGGCGAATGCCAAAGCGGCTTCCATCTCTTTACTGAGGAAGTCCACTGTGCGGCGGATGTTGATGTACCGCGTGGACCGGCTCTGGTCCATCGTCCTCGCGCCCATAACCACGGGACCGGCACCGGGCATCACCCGAAGGGCATTGACCGGATTGAGATCGTTGTTAAGTGCGTCCAACTCCTCGTTGGAGAGGCTCTTCTCCAAGGCCACAACACCGGGGATGGTGGCCTGGATCCCTGCGGGCGCCCGGAAGACTCCCTGTGTGGCATCGGTGCCAAGAATGACACCGGCCACCGCACCGGACGGCGAGACCTTGAGGATGGAGTTCTGCGACGCGGATGTGGTGTCCGCAATCCAGACCTGTGGGTAGTAGACGCCCAGACGGTCACTGTTGACCAGGGAGTCCGCGTAGGTAACGGCCTGCGCGGCGGTCAAACTGGGTGCTGTATCGGCCACCACGAAGGACTTGGTGTCCTGAGCGAACTCGACCAGGCTCTCGATGGTGTTGGAGTCGGTGACACCGGGGCAGAAGACTACGAAGGAACGCTCGGTCTCCTTGAGGCGGTTCAGAGCGGTCGAGTAAGAATACGTACCGGTCGTGCCGTCGCCGCCGCCCGAGAGCGTCAGGGTCGGCAGGTTGGCCGGGAGTACCACGGTGGTGTCGGAACCCCAGGCGACGTTGATGAACTGAGAGCGGACGTTGATGATGTCGGTGACCTCGGTGTTGCCGTGGGTGCCGACGGGAAGGTTGGTGAACGTCTCCAGAAGGACATCGTCGGTGACGTCGTTGGCGACACCGGCCTCCTGAAGAACCGCGACGTCGTACAGTCCGCGCGGGTTGATCGTGACGCGGACCCGCAGGCTGTTTCCGTAGGATCCGGACGACTTGGCCGTGAAGTTGAGGTAGACCTCATCAGCAGTGCTACCGGCGTCGCTGCCGTCACCGAGGATCGCGGCCGATGCGGTTGTGGCGTCGGAGCGGATCAGTCGGTTGACGAACAGTTCGCGACCACCAGCACGGAAAAACATGTTGGCTGCAAACGTTGCCGGGAAGGAACGGTTCAGGGGACCGAAGACCTTCGAGAACTGGTACCACGACGTCACCGCAGTCGGTGCCGTGGGGCCAGACGGCAAGATGGCGAGCATGGCGCCGGTGGCTGCAGCAGGGGACTCCGTTGCCACCGGAACCGCAAGGGTCGTCTCCGTGATGGAGACTCCGGGTCGAGACATAACTTCTCCTTATCCTTTGGTCATGGGGTTCCGGCTAGTGCGGTCACCGATGCTCTGATGTGCTCGTAGCGGATCGGTGTTGGTCCATCTGGTGTTGGGCTTTGGGGTCCGGTGACGTTGACTTCCCGGACGCGCTGGTACACATCGAGATCGAACGGAGACGCGATCTCAGACGAGACCCGTACCGTGAAGGCGTTCATGAACATCCGCTTTCCGGCTTCGGTTGTGTCCCTCTTGACGACATTGAGCAGGTCCAGACGCCGCACCGTGGTGTTCGGCACGTTGTTCACGATCCGCTCGGTGACCTCCAGGAACCCGAACCTCACAGGAAGACGGCCGCCCAGCATCTGCTCCAGGATCTGCCTGTCGTGACGTGGCTGTCGGGCGAAGGTGGTCACCTGGTAGTCGAGGTTGATGGGCGTTGGGTACCAGGTGTCCCAGCCCTCGTCTGCAGACAGGTCGTCGGGCTTGAGGTACCACGGAGCGGACTTACCAGACATCACGCGTTCGGTGGCCTCGGACATATCGATGAGGTCGACGGTGACGAAAGGGAAGGACTGCGCCCGGATCTCAGGGTCTGGTTGCCCGAACCACACCCCGACCGGACGAATAGGGTTCTTGGAGTCGGAGACGGTCATACCTGTCAGTCGGTCCCGTAGGGCCTCGTCCTCGCTGATAATGAAGGTCACAGGAAGTCACCTACCGAATCGTGGATAGCACTGACGATTTCCGCGTCGATGACCTGGCGACGGTTCTTGAACTGCCGTACCGCCGGTGATGGTCGGTCTTCCATGCCGCCGTACTCAGCGGCCACGGCCGACTCGCTGCCGACGACGTCCATTTCGGTGCCATCAGCGGTCACCAGTAGGGACGCCACAGCGTCCGCGGGCCACGCTGCCTGTGCCGCGTTGTACTGGAGTAGAGCCGTCAGTCGCGGGGAGGCATTAGAGGCCGCAGACTCCACAGCGTCCAGGGCCTTGTCGATCAACGCTGCTTCTTCCCCCGCGTGGCCGCCGAGACTATTCCCCATCCGGCCAGGAAGGCAGTGATGGTGGCGGCTGCGGTTGCTGGTCCGCTGGTGGTCTTGGCGGGTCCGAAGACACCCTTGAGGAATTCAACTCGCTCTTGCGACGAGTCGAAATCGGCTACACGCTCGTACCAAGGCTTCCAGGCCATAGCAGACTCCAGCACTACCGCAGCAGGGTGACGTTTATCGGCCCCGCATGGACCGCGTCAAGTCCACGGTACGAACAGGAGTCAGCCGCGTCAGGGCTAACTTCGCTGTGATATCAGGGGTACGAAACGACGCCGCCGTCGTAGATGGTCTCGGTACCCGGAGGCTGATTCACGGGCCCTGCGTCCCAGCCCTCGGGGTCCGGAACCCCCATAGTGTCGTTGACCATCTCCTCGGGCTTGACCTGAGTGGACTCCACTAGAACTCCCATGTACTCGAAGCCGATCTGCCCTCTCGGGAAGATTCGGTTGGGGGTGAAGATCGAGTCCCGGTACCCGATGCGGTCGACCAGGTGCTCGTCAGGGTGCGTCTCAAGGCTGGGAATGATCCGGACCATATCGTCGAAGTTGATCACAATGCGCAGGGTGTCGACCGTGTAGAAGCCGCGATCGTTCTGGAATAGGTTCGCCTGGTAGATCTCGGCGTTCACGACGGGAACCCGGAAAGGCTTCCTCCAAACGCGACCCACCGACGGGGAGCCCACGTCGTAGACCGGGTCCGTCCCAGACTCTTCCAGGTCGTAGATGTACCAGTCGACCTGTTGGCCCACAGGCCTCTGCAGGTCACGGGAAATGCCACGTCGAATGGACTTGACCTCAAACTCGGCGTCGAACCGGCCCAAGCCGTGTGATCCGCGCATGCGAGGCCTCCTATTCCGCCCACCAGTGTCGCACGCGAGGGTGCTCTTCCTCAGGGGGAAGATCGTTCCAGAACGTCCTAACTGTGACCCTCAGGCCAGACTTAACGGAGGAGGTCTTGTGTAGGTACGGGATAGTTGACGGAAAGAACACGGTGCTGGGTGCTGTGGGTCGGTATTCAATACTGAGCCTAGGAAAGAAGAGAGACCCCCCTTCGTAGGACCCCGGATTGAGATACGAGACGGACGACGCAATGCGGTAGCGATCCCACTTCTGGTCGTAATGTTCCAAGATGACGCTTCCAGAGGACCCGCGCACAAGGAGCAACTCCTCGCGTTGTGTAAGGCGGCATCCAGCGAAGTCTCCGTAGTCCCGCGACAGTGTGGTTAGGTACTCGTCGTAGGCGTCCAGAACGTCTGCCCTTTCTGGTGGTGCTGCGGACAGATTGACGGCTTGGCTCGCGATTCCCTGGGGCTCTGCTGCGAGGTGCGCCATACCCAACAGGTCCTCAACGAGACTCGTAGGAATCTCATACTCGGCAACTCCGGGGAAGATCTGGTGTCGCCCAGACGCACTCAACGGAACACCTTCTGTTGGCGGTGCTGGTGCTGGTACCCCTGCTCCCACTCTGTTTTAAACACCTGGTCTCGGATCAGCAACTCTTCCTGATCCTCAACAAACACCTCGGACGTCCAAGACTGTCGTAAGAACGGAACGACACGCGCGATGGGGGTTCCAGAGGCAATAGTCCCATCGAAGGTCTCCCGCAACAGAAACGCTATGTTGGTTGGGGACCGCCAGGAGTCGGAATCGACAATGGCGCTGAAAGTACGGAACATGTCCACACCAAAGCCTTCTGGGTGCGTGATCAGCACGCTAACCCCCCTTGGGGTGTGGATAGTCCAGGGGTTAATCCACTTGTACGCACAGTTCGTGTCGAAGCCGGGCGGCACTGGGTACCTACCCAACTGCTCCCTGTCGAAAGTCCCAACCGCGCTGAGTACCCGCCGGGGCGCGGATGTAACAAATACGCGACCGCCAGACGCTCTACGAAAGTTCACGTCTACAGGCAGCCTCAGGATGTAGCCAGACATCAACGAATCTCGCGTAGGGGAGCAGCGCTTCACAGTTGGGGCAGATCCTCGGCCCTCTGTTCCATAGACAGCGGTTTCCCTCAGCCAGTTGGGTGCCATGGTGGCGGCGGCTGCGGGATGTGGTGCGTTATCGAAGTACCACTGATCGATAGCCCCAAAGCGCACCAGACCTACCGGTTTGTCCTCAGGGGAGGGGGACGTAGTGCTGCTCATTCTGTTTGTCCAAGGCTCTGAGCGGCGACACGTCATATGCGACCGTTATGCGGGGGCCTCCCCACGACCAGTCGCCCATGGCGTGCGGCCACTTGCTCTCTCCGAGGATTGCTCGGTTGTTTCTGTTTTCCACTACGACGATATCTCCGTCAATGTTGTAGTGAGTCTGGGAAGGCTCGGCGGTCACCGCGTAGTACCCGTGAAACTGCGGCGCCCCCAGTGGTGAGTGTATGTGCCAGTCCAACTTTCCGGAATGTGCGTAATTGACGTTGAACCAACCCTGGACCATGAACCGCTGAGATCGGAAGTTCAACTCGTAGTAGTCGCACGCCTCACGCGTCATCTCTCCGATAGCCAACAGCAGGTCATATACGTTTGATTCATGGAACTGGAACACGTTGTAGTCTCGCCAGGCAACCGTGGAAAGGGACCCTGAGTCTTCCCACAGGCGCTTTCCGGATTCGGCTCCCGGGGTTGGACGCCCAAGAGCGACTTCACTGTCCTGGGCCTCAAGGAGTCGGTACTTGGCGAGTAGAAAATCACTGAGGAACTGCGTATTAAGATCCAGGTCTCTAGTGAAGTGCTTGAACGGTTTGCTTGTCCGCGTGGGCAGCAGGGACCGTCGTCCGGTCAGCGGTACTTTTTGCTGTTCCACACGTTCTCCTTGTAGTAGCCGTAGATCTTGGTCCTCTTCTTCTCTAGGAGCATGGCCCCGCTCTCAGCCAACGCATGGTTGGTTTCCAACTTCCAGTCTTCCCGTTTAAACGGGAGCACTGTGAACATAGGGGTACCTGAGGGGATTGTCCCCTCAAAGTCCTTGCGCAGAAAGAATGTGATGGCGTTGGGAGCCCACCATTGGTCAGTGTCTTGGACTCCGCTGTAGGTGATGAACGGAAGGTCATACCGGTTGAGTGGGTGCGTTATCAGACTCGAATACCCCGGAGGTGTTTTGAAGGCCCAGCGCATGTCCCAGATGTAGTGGGTGGGCCAGCAGCCAGCAGGTACTGGAACCTCGATGTAGCCCCGGGTTTCAATGGGGCGGACGATGGGGTCCTGCCAAGAGATGTGCGGTCCGTCGTCGTCCACGGCAACATCAATGTCTATAGGAGTGACGTAGTGATAACCGGTCGTCAGGGCGTCTAGAAACGGGGCGCAGTGCTTGAAACTCAGGTTGGCGGAGTCACGACCGTTCCTATTGCTGACCCCTAAGTCTCGCCTGTCATTCGATGTATGGAACAGGTACGCGTCTCGGTACCAGGCAGGTACCGACTCATAGGCCGGGCGCGGGGGTAGCGTGATGTCGCGGTACTGGTTGTTCGCGTACGTCTCGATGTGTAGAACTTCGTCCCCGCTCATCGGTACTCCTTTCTCGACCAGAAGTTGCTCCGGTATCCGCCTGTGAATACCGACCTAATCCGAGAAGCCTGTCCGTCAATTAGGTCTGCGTCGTACTCTCCATGAATCGCGCTGCTCCAGGCCTCCCGAGCAAAGGGGACCACGACCGCTAACGGCGTGCCTTGCTTGATGACTCCTTGGACGCCGCGTCGCATGAGCAACGAGTACGCCCCATCCGGGGCGTACTGATCGGTGTCCATGACCGCGGGGAGGACCTGCCAAGGGACATCGATTGAGTACGGAGGGTGCGTGATCATGACGCTGTAGCCGGGTGGGGTCAGGTATCCCCACAGCGGGTGAATGCGGAAGAGGTCCTCGCAGTATTGTGCCCGGTCAAACGGCAACTCCGATACTTGCTGCCTGTCGTGAAGGCTGACGACCTTCCAAGACACGTTGCCCTTGGGCAACTGCCATCGAATCCGGTCTCCGGTGGTGTCAATCGAGATATCGACGGGTACCTTAAGTAGGTATCCGGTACTCAGTGCGTCGAGAACCGACGGGCACTTCTTGATGGTTTGATTGCCTTTACCGCCCTCGATCTTCATCGAGCCGCCCGCGTAGACGTCCTGTTCTCGCCACCATGCGGGGATGTTCTTGGACAGAGGCTCCGGCTTTGGGGCATACGTAGGGACACCGGGGGCCACCGGGAAGAACTGAATGATTTTGGACGGCTTACTCGAAGTAAACCTAGTACTCAGCATGGTCTGCGTTCTCGATTCTCGTTGGGGTTACGCGTAGTAGAGCGATTGGTGTGCCTCGCTTTATGACAACTGGATCATCTTCAGCACCCCGCTTCAGGAGGAACGGGAGGCCGAGAGGACCTGAAGGTGAGTGCGGCCAGGTGAGACGTGCATCTAACGTCCTGAAAGGGAGAGAGTTGTCGTCAACTGGGCTACGCACAACGACATCGCAATCGACAGTGGGGCTCCAGTAGATGAGCCACCGGTAGTGTGCGTCGAAATACCGATCGACTGGGAAGTCTCTCCTGTATCTGACTCCAGTAACGCGTCCTGCGGGCTGGAGCACTGTTCGTGATACAAGGTCCGCGGACTCCGTCCATTCGGTTCCTACGTCGCTGGGAATTCTTCGTGGTCGGATGAAGACATCGGCAAACAGCCGGACTTCGTACTCACCCCCGGCACTAGGCTCTGGCGCCCAACTGATTTCAGATACGACTCGGTTGTGCGGCCAAAACTCGTCTCCCCGAGCAAGGGCCTGACGTTGTAGGTCTTCATGAATCTTTCGCTGCCAAGCCTGTTCCTGGCTGAGGTGAGGGCTGACTGGAAGTTCCCCGCGGACGGCGGTTGGTTGTTGAAACTCGTTGTCGTTGGCCGACATTCTCTTGGACGGACGACCCAGCATGCGCTCACTTGTCTGCGGGAAAATCGAGCGACGCCGAGTTTCCCCTCCAGGGTCGATTCGTTGGTGATCTGCAGTCATGGCGAACGACTCGTTACCTATGCGTCTTCGGGACCTATGCCGTTCCACGTCAGCATGTGTTCGGTGAAAAAGAGGTCGTACGGTTCACAGCGAAGTGAGATCACCTCGGTACCTGACGTGAGCGGGACCGACTCGTAAGTGAGGATGGGTTCCCAGTCATTCACGGAACCGTCGTAGACGAGATCGGAAGGCTCCAACGAGTCAGCGCGAGTCAGGGTGTAGACATCATTCCTTCTTACAAGAATGTAGTGACTCGGAGAGAACAGATCGCCATTGACGATATAGAGTTCGTCGACCGTAGACCTTGCGATGCTGGTGACTTCAGTCTCAACAAGTCCTAGGGACGTGAACGAATCGGACTCCCAGGCGAGGGATCCGGACATCGCGGCTAGAAGCGCAGCGTCAGCGTCCGTGCCGAGTTCTTCGATGTTGAGTGAATAGAGACGGTCGCCTACCTGGACGTCCTCGGCTCGGACGAGCCCCTCGGGCGTACGGACCATGGTGTCGGGGGCTACTGAGTAGTCGTGGTTGAACGAAAAGCCGAAGCCACCGTAGAAGCCGAAGCCACCGTAGAAGCCGAAGCCACCGTAGAAGCCGAAGCCAGGGTACACATAGTTCCAACGGCTGATCCCGACGGCCGACCCTCGCAGAACCACCGCTCCAGACGCGACTCCTTGGCTGATGACCTGCGTATCTATGCCGCTGTTGCTGGTGTTTGAGGTGGTCTCGCTACCCAGACTCAGACCGACGTTGGTCAGGGCCGTGATCGCGTTCGCACGGGTCTGTCCGACAATGTTGGGGACCGTGGTTTTGCGCGGTCCGCCGCGGTCAAGGTTGCGTGATGTCGACAACTTCTTCTCCTACTGGTTGCGAGATCTATTACGACAGGTCACCGGTCAGGACCCACACGTTGGCGGCCCGCTTCGTGAGCGTAGCCCCGGACCACTGCGCGCGAAGGTTCAAACCTGGCGTCGCATTGATGGTCACACCGCCAGCGGCGGCAATGTTGACGCCACCGGCACCCACCCGCAGGAGGTGGATCTGAGTACCCACCTTGAAGTTGACGGTAGCGTCTGCTGCAACCGTGAACGTAAGCGCGGAACCGCTGTTCATCTCAATCATTCGTCCGGCGTCGCTCAGGACAAACTGATACGAAGCCGTCTTCTGGTCAATCACCACGGGGGCGTCCAGAACGTTACCGGCCGCCAGCGTGATGCCACCACCGGTCACTGACAAGCCGCCCGAAGAGATCGTGACAGTGGTGAGCGTCGGGGAGGTGCCGAACACCAGGGCCCCGCTGCCCGTCTCGTCCGAGATCACTCCGGCCAGTTGGGCGGATGTGGTGGCCGCGAACTGATTGAGCCCGCTGGTGGTCAGGCCGAGGCCGGTCGTGGCGTGAACGTGGTCCGCTCGGGCGTACCGGAGCGACGTGCCCACGGCAGCGGTGCCGAGTGCCGCGGGGGTTGCCGCCGAGGCCTGGCCCACAACAAACGCCGTGGTTGCCAACTGGGTGGTGTTGGTGTCTGCAGCGGCGGTTGGTGCTGCAGGAATACCCGTCAGGGTGGGCGATGCGATCGGTGCCTTCGCTGCAAGATCCGAAACCAGGCCCGTGATCGCGCTCTGCGCAAGTGCGATGTTCGTGCTGGAGACGCTCGTCACACGACCCTTGGCGTCAACTGTGATGGCCGGTACCGCAGTAGCGGAGCCGTACACTCCAGCAGTCACTCCAGAATTGGCAAGTGTCAGAGTGATACCAGTCGTTCCCGAACCGGTGGCGTCACCAGAGACAGAGATACTCTGGTTGGCCGTCAGGTACGTATTTGTGTCTAGGGACCACGTATCGGCGGCCGTCTTCCGTAGGATGCCGCTGGTACCTGCGA